TAGCGGTCGGTATGGTTCAAAAATACATGACGGACTTAAAGACCCCACCAAACGCACCTAGCACGATTAAAGCGAAAGGGTCGTCTAATCCGCTAATCGACTCGGGAGCGCTGAGAGCGTCCGTAACGTATAAAGTTACATCAACTAAACCAACTGAGGGTTTGTAAAATGAACGAAGAAGATTGGCCGATTATTAACGTGGGTGTTTGGGACTCGGAGTTCACAGGAGCATGAGTCTAGACATGATGGGTTTCGTAGACCCCGTATTTACATCGATACCAGCGACACGTACGTTTAAAACTGGTGGTGGTTACGTTGACGGGATTTATCAAGAGGGCGTAGAGTCCACAACCCCACACACTGTGAATATACAGCCCGCAACGGACAGAGAAATCGAAGCGCTTGAAAAAGGCGGCGAACGTATCAAAGACGCTCGAGTGTTACATGTTAACGACGGTATCGACGCGAGTATATCGCCCTCAGACGTTTGGGAATTTGACGGCCAACGTTACAAATGCCACGAACTTGATAACCGTTATTGGCGTAACTATTGTCGCGCGGTGGTTAGTCGAATAGATAACCAATAGCGCGTTACGTTTCTCGGTGTTATACTGTGAACATTATTACTAACGCGTGTAACACATGAATCGTTTAGAGCTATTCAACATACTGCTACCGATCGTCCGTAGCGTGACGGGTGTGAGTGAGGTCATACTCGCTAATCAAGTGCGCTCAGACGGTACGGGTATCCCATCGCCGTCGGGCGAGTACATCACGATTGAGCCGAAACAATCCGTCTCGCAACGTGGTCAAGCTAACATCTACCGAGCCAATTCATCGACAGCGCAATCACTAGACGTCGATGTACGCGCTCAAATCATCGTAGAAGCCGACATAAACGTTTACCGCGGTGTTGACGCCATTAGTCGCGTAGACTCTCTCATAGAGTGTAACAAGCGTCCTGACGTATCGAACACGTTACGGTCTAATAGTGTCGGTTGGCAACGCGTAAGCACACCTAACAACCTCACACGTATGCAATCGGGAAATCCTGAACAACGCGCACAGTGTTACATCTATTTATATTACGAAACAACTTCACAAGCTACGATTAACTCTATCGAGTCGGCTAGCTGGGAAATACAAAACGAAGACGCTCAGATTGTGGCGTCTGGTTCAATTGATTAGGAGCTGGTCACATGGCCGATATTAAAATCACAAATTTACCGCTCGGTACGGACATAGCTGACGACGACGAGCTTTTATATATTGACGTTAGCGACCAGACCGCAGGACCAGACGGCACCGATAAACGTGTACTTGTTGGTTCACTACGTAACATTGCTGAACGTAACGCCACAACGGAAGACTTAATCGCGTCTGATTTATCGTCTTTCGCAGTTGGTAAGTCTATCACAACTGTGGGTTTCTACGAACCTGGTGATGGTGGTGGCGCTCAATGGGTTAAGGTCGCTGACACTGATACTCCTAGTCAAACCCCAGCACAGTTGGGGGATGCTAAGTTTACCGATTCTGACGGTGCTGTTTGGGAGTTGGCAAATAACTACAGCTATAACGCAAAGCAGATAGGTGGTGAGTCCTCATTACCTATAAGTAGTCAAGGTTCTGAATCGTCATTCAATATCACAGCCATTGCTTCGGACAACATAGACCAGACCACCGGCGGTGGGTCGAAGGTAAACGGATATAAAGTCACACATGTTTTCGGAGGTGAGAGCACTAGGGGTGGTAGACATGGTTTGTATTCCGTTTTGGTACAAGGACCCCAGACAGCTACAGACAACCCTGATAGGAACTACGTGGCTATTCAAGGTCATGTTATAGTCGGTAACAACGCTGACGGCGGTGTCGTGGGTGGTTATAAGGGTGCTTATTTTGGTTTAAGCTCATTCGCACAATGCCCAGCGTCTGCGAAGGGTGTTCTTAACGTATCTGGTGCTGAGATAAACACTAACGTTTTAGACGGTGCTGAGGTGAAGTTAAAGACTGGTGTGCAAGTGGTGAGTGCTGACACTGGGTTCGGAGACATAGACGCTGGTTATTATATATCTAAAAAAGGTAGTGCTGTAGGTTATAATAAAGGATTCATGTTAAGTGACTACAATGGTGGATTCCCAATACCCGAAACTGGCGATATGTTTTACGCTGGTTCGGATGGGGCAACAAGGTACACCGTTAATAATGGTATATGGTTTGATAGAATAGACTTCACAACGTCAATTATTAGATCTGACAACTACGTACTTAGAGGTAGTGGCTCTACTGAGGTTGGAAGTTTATCTGCATCTAGCGTAATAACTCAAGACCACCACACATCAGGTAACAATATAGATTACGACTACAGGGTGCAGTATTCTGGTGGTAATGCGACAACAGGTAATGGTGTAGCATTACACATCGGCACATCCATATTCAAAGGACTGATTAGACCCTCTGAAAACAGTGTTTACGATTTAGGTTCGTCAAGCTTTAGATATTCTAATGTATACGCGTCTGTAATGGATGTTTCAAACATTATAAAAATGACACCTCTGACAACTCAACCTACAACATCAGCTGGTACTATGGCTGTTGATGACGGTTCTAATTGGTCTGGAGTTAACCCGACTGGCTCACCTAGGCCAGTGTTCAACGATGGTACTTCGTGGGTAGCGATGTTCTAACCTGTTTAAACCCTAACACTAGCGCTACGCACCTAACAGTTGTATACTGTTAGGTGATTGCAATCAGGAGCATTTTAAAATGTCATACGATATAAATAACATTGTACCTATCAACGTGTCGATTTCCCCGACGGGTTTAGGTACGGCTAATTTTGGGAGTGCGACACTATTCGCTCCTGAATCAGAATTACCAGTCGGTTTCGATACAGATACCCGACGCGTTTACACATCGCTACCAGATTTATCTGTGGATTTCGCGAGTACAACCGAAACGTACCAAGCGGCTAGTAAATGGTTAGGTGGTACACCTTCTATGAACGAGCTGACCGTTTACGGTGTTGACTCAACTGACGCAGATTGGTCGACTACACTTAACAAAGCGCGTAACGAATATTGGTGGTTTTACACTTTCGTAACTGCTGACGTTTACGCATCTGTTACAGACGCTACAGAAGTTGCGACATGGTGTAACAATAACTCGTCATGGTTCCAAAACTGTCAGACTGGTGCTAACGCCACAGCGATACGCGATATTAGCGACGATACAGACATTGCAACAGAGTTCACTACGTCTGGTTATCGATTCGCTGGTACACTCGCACACGCTACAGACCCTTACGCGGGCATTACACTGTGTAAATTATTCGCTAAAGTTAATTACAACGTTACAAACTCAACGATTACCGGTGAAGGTAAAGTGTTAAGTGGTGTTGCGGGTGAAGACTTAACGGGTACAGCATACGCAGCGATGAAGCTAGCGACTAAGAAATGTCAATTCTATACTCAAGTAGAGAATAAAGGTTCAGTCGACGCAGGGCGTGTAATCAACACATGGTCACACAGTTCATTCGGTGAATTCATGGACGACGTGATTAACCTCGAAGCGTTTGTAAATGCGATTGGTGTACAACTGTATAACACAGTGTTCAACCAAACGACTAAACTAGGTCAAGACGTTGTAGGTCAATCGGTACTTATCGGTGCGGCTAAAGCAATTTGTGAACAGTATATTCGTAACGGTTATTTAGGTCCGCGTAACTATACCGATCCAGACGATGGTTTATACAAATATACTGAAGGTTACGAAATCTTAACGCAACCAGAAGAGATTTTAAATCTTACCGACGCGCAACGTGACGCCCGTGAATCAGCACCGTTACGTATTCGTATATTCCGTAAAGGTGCGATACATTCTGTACCTGTCGACATTTCTGTTTATTAAGGAGTCATTAAAATGGCCTTGCAAAATTATGGTACCGACTCGTTTGTATTCACATTAAACCGTCGCCCTATTACGGATTGGGGCGAAACAGCCTCACCATTTCAAGACGCACCGATTGACCCGAAGCGACAAGTACGTCGCGGTCAAGGTGGTCGAGCTGTACGTTTAGACCGTATCAACCCTGGCCGTACTGTACAGCTGTATCTAAACCCTGGTTCAGCCGATAGCGCTTACGTTCAATCGTTATTTACTGCCGGTACTGAGGTTGTGTGTGCTTACCAACAAATCGGTACACTTGAAGGTGCTGTAGGTACTGAAGGTGCTGTAACGAACGACGCGGCTAATAACCGTGCGGGTTCAACGATTTCAGACGACCAATACACGTTAGAATTTAACGGTTGGAACGCTACGAAGGGCGGTGCGTAATGTCACAAATTAAGTCAATTACAATAAATTCAAAAACGTTTAACGTTGCTCAAGCCCCAGCGCTTGAGCAAAAACGACTCATGTTGTTACTTGGCGGTAAGATAGCGTTTAACTCTAACGCTGCGGACGCTGACATCAATGTGAAATTACTCGTCGGCGCGTTAATGACGTTACCCGAAGAGACGTTCGACAAGGTGTCGAGTATCGTACTGTACAAAACGTTTTTATCAGGTTCAACCACGTCGATTGATATACACTCGTTTCAGGGTGGTATGATTGAATACTTTACGCTCGTAGCGGAAGCTGTTGCGTTTAACCTGAATGATTTTTTTACATGGCTCGACGCCGACAGAGCCGGAAGGCGAGCGAGCGAAAGACCAACGACGACGAATTAGTCGATTGGTTTTTTATGCGACCATGTGTAGGTGTGACAAATTTATGTCCACCGCTTTGCACATGGTCTCAGCTACAAGACGGCACGTATTCAATCGCGGACGTGATGCGGTTCAATATTACACTCGATGAAATGATAAGGGCGGCGGAAAGTGTCAAAAGTAATTAGTAGTTTTCTAGTCGGCCTAGGTTTCAACGTAGACCAGAAGGGCGCTAAAGAGTTTGAGGGGAGTATCGACTCGGTACGCTCCAAAGCTCTACAGCTCGGCTCGGTCGTTGCGGGTGGTCTAGGTATCAAAGCACTGACCGCTGACTTCGCGGCTGGTCGCGATATGCTCGGTAAATTCTCAGAAACGTTCGGTGTATCGGCTAACAACGTAATGGCGATAGGTAACGCGCTAGCTACTGAAGGTGGTACACTCGACGGGTTCATGTCACAACTTGAAAACCTTGAGCGTGCACGCGCTCGTATTCTAGTAGGTGATGTGGGATTCTTCGCACCGGCTGCGAAAGCGGGTATCGACCCTAACACCATCGCAGAAGCTAATAACGCAACCGAAGCGTATTTAAGTTTAGCAAACGCGTTCCAAACTATGAATACTCAACAACGACTAAACGCCGCTGAAGCGTTGGGTCTTGACGAGTCGAGTATCCGACTATTAAGTCGCGGTCGTGACGACGTTAACGCGCTTGTAGAACAGTTCAGAGGTATACGACCAGTAACGGAAGAATCAACCGAAGCCGCTGCAAAGTTTAATCGTGAATGGCTCAAAGTTAAACAAAACGTAGGTGGCGTTACGGACGCTATTGCTGGACCGTTAACAATGGCTGTCGCTAATGTCACAGAAGGTATTAACAGTTGGTTTAGCGACGATCAAGCTGGGCGAATTAAAAAGTATGGCGACTTAACTAAAGCTGCGTTCGGGTGGATAAACCCCGAAGAGGTTGCAGAGTCGTCGGGTTTACCTGAATGGTTGTTCAAGCCAATCGATCAAATGATACTTGACGACGACCAGCGTACCGATATAGGTCGAGGTATTCATCAAGCACTAGCGTTATTTGGTAACGAAGAGTCACAAGCCGCACTTGACGCCGAAGCGTCTGCAGGTGGTTACACTGATGCGTATAACTTTAAACGACCTGATATAATCGATAGTAACGTTTGGAAACCACAAAACAATCTAAGCGGTATCGACTTCGCTTCGCAACGTCGAGGTGCTACAAGCGGCCAGAGCGTACCGCAGCGTCAAACGATTGAGATACCTATTATACTCGACGGGCAAGCGTTAGACCGTCGCACTGTTGAAATCGTGGACGGTATGGCGCAAACTGCTATCGATGACATTACGTCGAATACGGAGGGTTAGAATGTCACTTTTAAATATTTTCACACCTAAATCACCAACGTTAGCGGGTTTAGAGTTCGACGCGGTGCTCGAAGATACGTTCGAGGCTGAAGTCGAGGTCACAGGTTACACCGTGGAATTAGGCGCGCGTGTAAGTGATCATCGTATCGTTAAGCCGTTTCGCTGGCGTATCGTTGGCGCAGTTAGTAACACACCGTTCAGTGCCGCTGGTGCCTTAGATGGTTTAGTTAGTGGCGCGTTAAGTAACCTGACAAGTAACGGTGTGTTAGCTACAGCAGCAGGCGCGTTTGGTGGTGTGTTAGGTGGTATAGTTGCCGGTAGTAACGAGGCGCGGGGTTCAGCTACACTCGACTACTTGTTGGATTTAATGACACAAGGTGAACCGTTCGACATCGACGCGGGCGATATACAGCTCACCAATATGATTATAACTAATCTGCGTAGAACGAAAGACCCTGAGAACGAAGGGGGTTTAATATTTGAAGCTGAATTACAAGAATACTTCACGTTGACGACAGCGTTAAGTGCTAATCAACCGAATGACAGTCAATTGAATCAAGACGACCCGAGCGCTTCACAGGCTAGCTCTACTAAAAATCTAGGGCAGATTAACGGGTCAACGTCAACAGATTCGACAGTGAACCTTATAGGGGATTTATTCGGATGATTACTTTACCGCTTAAAAACGGCGCGTCGAATGCTCATCAAATATTCAGTATTCAACTAGGCGATAACTTTTTAGAGTTCACGTTGAATTATATAACTGAATCGGGTCCCGCTTGGTCGTGTGATATCAGTCGAGAAGGTGAAACACTTATCGCGGGTGCTATGCTTGAACCAGGTGCGATAATCACTGAGAACTACGAAGCCGACATAGGGACGCTATACATGGTTGGTTCAGAGGTAACGCTCGATAACCTCGGAACGGATAACAAACTCGTATGGGTGTCAGACGATGAGTGATTATAACGATAGACGTTGGAGTGTGGACATTGACGGAGCGGAGTTTATAGCCGAAACGTCGGGTCGACAGTTTAAATGTACGTTTGAGATACTTCACGACTTCGGCGGTTATACGAGTTATGCTGACTTAGCATATTATAATCTGAGTGAAGATACGGCGAACAAAGCGTTTAAACGCGGTAAGTCGTTAAGTTTTCGCGCTGGCTACGTTGAATCGGTTGATACAATCTTTTCAGGTACGATACGAAACGTTATAAGAGAACGTCGAGGTCCTGACACAATCACGCGTGTGATTTGTCGAGGTGGTAAACTAACCGACGAACAAACGCAAATTAACGAAACGTTAGGTAACGGAACAGCAGCAACGGACGTTATACGTGCGTGTGGTAAAGCGTTGGGGTATCCGATTGTAATGGACGATACGCAGTTTAGCGACGTAGCACCGTATATTTACGGGCCAACGTTACAAGGTGATCCGCGCACACTACTCGACAAGTTAGCGTACACCCATAAGTTTGATTACATCATAGAGAACGATAAACTAGTCATAGTACGCAAAGGCTCGTATCGTGAAGGCACTGTGAATATAATTTCACAGTTTACAGGGATGGAAGGCATACCAGAAATAACTGAAGTTGGCGCGGACGTTGTAACACGTTTAAACCCTAAAATTCGTATTGGTGGTCGGTTTCGTATCGAGTCTGAGTTAGCTAGGTTTAATTTTAGCAACTTATACTTTCGTGACATTCCTGAAAGTGCGGGGCAAGGTGAGTATAATATTTTCCGTATTGCGTATACGGGTGACACGTGGGGTGACGCTTGGTCGAATAAAATTACAGGTATTCGTAGTACTAACACATAGGTGTGTGGTCAGCGTTGGAATCGAACCAACCTCAACGGGTGTATACGCCCGCAACTCACCTGAGACTAAGGGACTCGAACCCAAATAACCGTTACTGACCGTCTAAAAAGCCCCGACAAGTATCGGGGCGAAAACTTCTAAATTGAATAACACCTTGGGTTTAAATTAAGGGTTATGATACAAAATGTATCGGTTGTGTGTAATCAGGACTCGAACCTGAACCAGCATACACGATCGGGTACGCTTTCATAGCTTAAACGCGATTAAGCAAGTCTACCATTAAAACAATTACACACACCGTTACACTCTAAAAAGCCCCGACAAATATCGGGGCGAAAACTTCTAAATTGAATAACACCTTGGATTTAAATTAAGGGTTATGATACAAAATGTATCGGCTGTGTAATGATACATGACTCTTATCGATTTACGGGCTTGCGGGTCATCCTACGCCGTTGGTCATTACACACCGTTACATTCTAAATCGACCTACCGTCTATTGTTCAACAGTCGTTAAGTCTCGCTAATCTATCGGTCATAGCCCCGAGATATTGACCACCTCCTCGTTTAAGATTCGATATTCACATCTTAATATGTAGTCGGCCGTTGGCAGATACTCCCGCTAATCGAGCTGTTTACGTCACTAGGACTACTCGAACACTGTCTACAGGACTAACTTTAATCGCTGGTGACACATACGTCAAGTACTTTTTATTTTTTATTTACTCAGGCAGTGTTATACTGTGGATATTATGACGATTAAAGCAACTCTAACCGAAGCGTTTAAACGCGCTAAGCTCGAAGCGATGAAAGAAGTCGCAACATCTATACCCGGTCACGTAATAGCGTTTGACCCTGCGACTCAACACGCCCAGATACAAATCGGTGTGGTGCGTATAGATGTTAACGGTACTGAGTTCAGCCCACCGCCACTTATCGAAGTACCTGTAGCGTTTGTCGGTGGTGGTGAGTATTTTCAAGAATACGAAATAAACCCTAACGACGAAGGGCAAGTGTTATTCTCGCAACGCTGTATCGACGGATGGAAAACGACGGGCGGTATCGCTCAAAACCCTATTTTACGTTTCCACGATTACAGCGATGCGGTCTTCATTCCAGGTATACGTTCACAACCTAATGTGATCATCGACCACGCTAACAACGGTATTCGTTTACGTAGTAAAGACGGTACGCGTTACGTATGGTTAAAGAACGACGGAACAATCGAAACGACTAACGGCACGGTTACACGTACTGATTCACCCGACGGGACATTCACCGAAACGAACGGTAATTTCACACGTGTGGTTAACGCTGACGGCTCGATGAGTGAAACGAACGGCGCGTACAATAAAACGGTAAGTACGGCTGGTGTTGTGAATATTAACGGTTTCATAATCCTATCAGATGGTTCAGCATCAAGCCCCGTACAAGTTCAAGCGCTTACCGTCATCGGTACATCGTCGCTTATCGTGTCAGGTAAAGAAGTTAAAGAGCACGTACACGATAAAGGTACTTATATCGACGCGGGTGACTCGCCGCTCAAGTCTGGCAATAGTGGAGCATTATAATGACTGTGAGATTACTAGACGCTGACGGAGACATATCGACAAGCGGTCAACAATTCGCAACAGGGCGGGAAGAAATCGCACAAACTGTACAGACGCGTTTACGTTTATTCCTTGGTGAGTATTTCCGCGACGTAACAGACGGTACACCGTGGTGGGAATCGATACTTGGTAAAGAAGGTACGTTGTCGAGTAAAGAAGCGATTATAAAATCACGTATCGTACGTACCGAAGGTATTGAACAACTTATCGAGTTTAGTACTGATTTCGACATAAACACCCGTGCATATAGTGTATCGGCTGGTATACTTACACCATATGGTACAACTTATTTTACAGTGAGCGTTTAACATGGCTGAAATTACGTACAACGGTTACGTTCTTAAAAATCAAAACACTTGGTACGCTGAAGAACAACAGCTTTATCTCGACATTGACGCTAATTGGAATTTAGACCCGTCAAGCCCTGACGGTTTAAAGCTCGCGTCGGACGCTGAGATATTCGCAAACCTCGACGAGCTAGCGCAAAAAGCGTATAACTCGAAAGACCCTAACAAAGCGAAAGACGTTGACCTGAATGTATTGTGTTCAATCACCGGTACGACTCGCAGTGAAGGTACACCATCAACCGTGACGTTAACCCTAACTGGTGTGAACGGTACGGTTGTAAGCGCTGGTAAGATTGTTGAGTCTGCTTCGGATGGTTCACAATGGACAATCGACTCGGACGTTACGATTGCAAGTGGTACAGCGACGGTAACTGCTACATGTACGGAAAACGGTGCAACGGCTGCGAGTATCGGTACACTAACTAAAATTGTGAATACGGTGGGCGGTTGGCAAACTGTCACTAACTCCACGGTTGCGACACTTGGTACTGACCGTCAATCCGATTCGTTGTTACGCGTTGAGCGTCGTCGTTCGGTGGCTCGCCCAGGTAACAACCAACTCGACAGTTTGACAGGTGAGTTGTTCGCTGTCGATGGTGTTAGGCGCGTTAGAGTATATGAAAATTATACATCGTTTACTGATGACAACGGTTTAACACAACATAGCGTTGCACCTATTATAGACGGTGGGGCTGATGCCGATATCGCAAAAGCTATATTCATTAAGAAAAACCCAGGTTGTGATTTGTACGTCGCGGGTACACCTGTAACAGTTGAAGGTGTTTACGATAAATATATTAACAACGCGACAGACATTACTTTCTCAAGACCTATATACGTCGATGTGGATTTAGTGATTAACATTACTGATGACGGGACTTTACCTGTTGACGTAGAGGATCTAATAAAAGACGCTATCATTGACTACACTCAAGGGTCGTTAATCGATTCAGATGCGGGGTTTAACGCCACGGGGTTTGACATTGGTGACGACGTACCAGTTAGACGACTCGATACGCCTATTAATCAAGTTATAGGTCAGTACGGTAACTCGTACATTAACACAATGAGCGTTAACGGTTTTACATCTGGTTCACTACCTATCGAGTTTAACGAATTGACTCGTTGGTCTGAGGACAATATACGGGTGATCCTATCATGACGATATCACCCGATCGCATTTATGCGCAATACCGAGACAAACCGAAAGCCGTAGCGTGGTACAACATCGTACCCACGCAAGCGGCACAGATCGAAACGGTGCTTAACGATATTCGATTCAGTTACGATATCGACACTAATGAGGGTGAGCAACTAAACGTTATCGGTCGAGTTGTGGATATAAGCCGACAATACCGTAACAAGTTTGAAGAAATAACACCACCCTTCATCGTGGACGGTGCTGTCGATGATGAGGTTTATCGATTACTTATCAAGTCTAAGATACTTAAAAATAATTCAGACGCTACGATCGATACGATAGTCGACTCGATACAATTCATAAGTGATGCAACAAACGCGAGGGTATTAGACCACCGTGACATGTCGTTCAGCTTGATATTTCAAAACGCTTTAACGGATAAAGAGCGTTACATACTTAACGTTTTTGACATTGTACCGCGTCCGCAAGGCGTGCGCTTCCGTGGTTTTGTTGAGGAAGGTAATGCCGCACAGTACGGAAGTGGTGTACAATATAACGATGGTACTCAATACGGTCGTTACTTCGGTGCGTACTTCAATGAGACAACGTATTTAGCTAGACCTGACGACGGGCGATACTTAACGCAGTCTGGGTTATTCTTAACACTTTATTAAACGGAGCATGTGAAAATGCCTTTATTACCACCTCAAGAATTTGGCGCTGCATACTCCAACGCGGCCACAAGTGAATACCCAAGCGGTTCGTATAAAGACGAGACTGTACCGGGTTCATCACGAGACGGTTCACCGCTCGTAGCTGTAACTGAAAACGACCGTTTAGGTTTTGACTATGCTTTAGCTGACGAAGTAGGTATGACGTTTACAAACGTACCTGATACAGCGTTAAGTTCGCAGCGTCTTGAAGCTCATAAAAAACTAATACATCAAGAGGTTATCATTGAACCTTTTAACTTTGACGATGTTGACGCTATGATAGCTTATTCCGACCATGAGGAAGGTTTAAGATATTGTACAGGTAATTCGTTTTGGTTGGTTGTCGGTACAGCTGCATTATCAACAGGGACTTACATTTCGTTAGGTGGTTCTCTTGGTGTTGTCGCTTTAAACTTCCTGCACGTTGACGACTTCGGTGCTGCTGGTGATTACCTGTTATCGGATAGAACTGTTAACCCTAGTCCCACTGACGACACGACTATCATAAAAGACGTGTTAACTTTGTGCGAATCTATGGGTAAACATTTCGTAGCGTCTAACAAATATTACATGTTGACCGAGAGTATAAACCTTAAAACAGGTTTAATGATGCGTGGTGGCGGTCGACAAACTTACGGTGAGTTCGATCAATCTAAAGCGTCAACAACGTTTAAATTTGTCGGTGTTACTGGTTTCTGTATCACTACCGACCAATATACTAAAACGTTAGTTATCGAAGATTTCAGCTTCGAGGGTGACTACACATGTTCAGGTATCTCTATGGGTTTTCAGTCTAGAGAACTAACGCTAAACCGTGTAAGTCTTAAATACTTTAATAACGGTATATACACAAACGACTGTTTTGTTGCTTCGTTGAAAGACGTAACAATAACCGCACAGGGGGTGGGTTTGGATTGGGGCGCTGGTACAACATTAAGTGTTGACAACATAGGTATACAAGGCGACCCAAGACTTGACGGTATTGACATTGGTATGAGGTTCCGAGGCGGTCTAGCTAACTCTAAGTTTAGCGGTTTTATACAGTACGCTAAAACATTTGTAGCGTACGCTGGGCGAAATAACGTGTTATTAGGTAGTATGGATTTTGAATTTGCTGACGATAGTGAAGGGTCTAGACTTATTCAAATAGGTGACGTGTCAACAGGCTCGTTAACATTGCAAAACATAACGGCTGTTCTAGGTACTGCTACTGATGACATAGGGTTTTTCGAGTATGTGGGTGTAGCTGAGGGTACGTTCATACTTGACATACAGACCATTTATCAAAACATACCTCCACAAGATAAGTGGTTCTATGAAGATGGCGGGACGTTCAATCATAACGTGTACATTAAAAAAGATATGTTCACACCGTACGAATCTAAATTGAATTCGACTATAGACGACAGACTTTTTCAACTCACAGGTAATAGTGACGCTTCACAGGCTGACACAATATATTTATCTGGTAGTGGTACTTATCCGTTAACAATGCTTGAGGTGTTGTATTACGGTACGATGGTTGATAAGAACAATAGTTATTTACGTAACGGTATTGAGAATTTAAAATTCGGTAACGGTGTAACGTATCGAATAGCTACAGCGGCCGTAACGGGTGGTACTGTTGGTCAACCTATGGTGTCGTACATATCGGCACGTTACGATGCTGTAACTACTTACGGTATAGTTACACCAGCTGTGGTTACGTCTACTAGTCAAGAAGTCCCGATAACGATTGACGCTACTGCTGGTACTTTTACAATAACTGCACAAACAGAAGTTCAATTGTTTTTCATATCTAAAGGTTAAATAATAGGAGTGTGAAGTGATGGCCGATCCAACTAAACCAGATTTACCTAACGACGACAAGAAACAGAAGTAATGTTCTTCGTCATACTAGCGGTGGCCTTCGGGCTGCTCGCTATTCACCCTAAAGCACGTTATGTGTGCTGTCTGCTTTGCGGACTTAACACTTTTTTACTTATTATTTCTTTACTTTGCGATAAAAACGGCGATACGTTATACTTGTTACGTACTATCGGTACAACCGCAGTAGCGGTATTAGCATGTATTCCAAAAACGACAATCGGTTTTCATCAAGCTTTTATACAACTAGCTATATTGTGTAGTTACGTTATGCTTGCTTACGATGTCACACAAGGGAAACACGTTTTAATTTATAATAATTATGAAACGGTGATTTATGGCCTTGTTGCTTGTCAATTTGTTGGAATTTTCACAGCGATATGGGACGTTAATTATGATCACATTAAACGTGGTCTACGTAGCCGTTTATATTTACAGAGGAATAAAAGAACATGAGCGCACATTCGTTAGATGCCACAAATGCAAACATTATCGTGTCAAGCACGACAGGCGCGGCAGTGGCGGCAACTAGTGCTATGAATGTGATTAACGAATACGCTGTGATCATAGGTTTATTGATAAGTGTTGTTTCGTTAGTGGCTGGTGTGTGGTTCAAGATAGCTTCAAACCGTAAAGAAGATGTTAGGCGTGAAGAAGAATTAGCGTATCGTGCTGAAGAAGCGCGACAATCGAGAATGCAAATCGACGCGCTTGCTGCGATGATGGAAAGTATGATCACCCGCGACGGGATTGAGCGTCGTGAGGAACCCCGCATATAATATCTTCGAAATAACCAAGCCCAACACCTTGTAACATACTCGGCGTTCGTCCGTTATCCATTTCGTGTAATAGTATTTCGTGCGCTTTTTTGAGTGCTTCAAGCAACTCGGCGTTACGTGCTTCGAGTGTGGTCAACTCAACACTTGAGGGCATTCCCACTGGTTCCTCATCACCGAACAGCACTTTCATTTGTTTACCATAAAAACAATAGTCTAAAGTGGGAGTAATGTTTTTACAACCTACCCGCTTTAGTTCGTCGTGGTCAACATACCAACAACCACCTTTATATGTGGCTTTAACAATTGACCCGACCGGTAAATCTAAAGCTACATACGGGTTTTTAATAATTTGTATATTCATGTGCAGTGACCCTCTGTTAATTAGCGCCACGGAGTGTGACGCTTTCGGATAGTATTGTCTATAGTGACGGGGTTGTCAATAAATTATATATACTTCCATCACGCTGAACGAACTCAAACGTGCTTGACGATATAGAATGTCCTCACCGTCATCTTCAAGTCTGAATTTTATAACATCGTCTTCAAGCGATGGTTCGTAATCTGTTAACACTGTGAAACAGTCGCCCTCCGATGTTCTGAGTATAACTTTAAAACCTTTTATCATCGTAGCCATTTTATTCATCTCCCATTAAAGGTTTAACTAATTTTTCAGCTTCTTGTACATAGTAATCGTAATTAACAGTAGAGCGGTCGAAATTCTTAACGTTTGAACAGTCCGTTACGCGCCAGCCAACACACACACCCATTTCACGTATACCATGCTTGCTACGGTTTTTAGTGTGTATGCGCTCGTCCCATGGTACGCCGTTTGCGTCCATATTATCCACGAGGTATGTGCCGCCTATTGAATCCATGTTATCCACATCTTGATGTAACTCAGCAAGCACTGCCGCGTATGTTGCGTCCGATACTTTTGCGGCGCGTTTCCACGTACCTAACTCACCTGTAGGTGGTGCGATCTTAACGAGTGAACCGCCGCTGTTCGATACGTAGTAACGCACGATATTCGCTAAGTCTATCTCGGCGTTGTCGTATTCAGGCCAACGCATGACAAGACGGTTCGAGCGTGGCGCTTTTGCACGACACATAAAGTCGTAATTATCAGCGTGGTTTTCGATAAACGTGCGAATATCCGTACCATGTACTAACGCCGCTTCGGCTGCTTTAGGTATGACAAGTCCGCTGGGGTCTTTACCGTAAGGTACTTCACGTGTGCCTGGGTTTTCGTCCATGCGTTCATGAGCGTAAGCACCGATACGTTTTAACCCGCCCCCTTCGTACTCAGCGATATACGAGTTAACGTCACGAATAAACATGCGTGAATATTGCGCCTCTTCAAGCTCTAAACACGTTAACTGTTCCCACCACTTACATAACGCTCGAGTGTGTTCAATGTATCCGCGTGGGCAATAGTAAGTGATACCATCCGTGTTCGCTTGAATCATTTCAAGACCCGGTATTTTTATCATCTGCTCAACGAGCATACACAATAATAACTGGCCATTTAATGTGGTCATCATGGTCACTTTGGGGTCAAGGAAAACACTGTACGCATTGTTACTGTTACCGTAAGCAGCGTTAAGTGCCTCTTTGTACGCCGCGTTTTCTGGTGAACCTTTAGGGTACGATTTACGAGTGTGATAAACACCTTCATAAGCGTTGCAAAACTCCACACCTAAATGTTCAGCGTGTAGACGATTTTTAATTGCTAAGTTTGGGTAGAAGCTAGCGACATCGACATCGATTATTTGGTGCGTTTCGTTTGATTCGAATATACGAGACTCAACACTCGCATGGATACCACCAGTACCGAAATAATACTTCAAACCATCCACATCAGCGTTAAGACCTTTAAACACGCCTTTCGTTTCGGTTATTGTTTTACTCGCTAGTAACGCGCGTACAGCTTCAAACTCTGGGCGCTCGAAACGCACGTAAGGGAATATACATTCACCGAGGTTAATAGACGGACGTATTGTTTGGCGTTTAACACGCTTGTTATTAACACGGTCGAAAAACTCGATTCCCGCTTTTTCACATTCGTGTATAAGAATATCACCGCCCATTTTAGTATTAGAATGGTTAATAAAATTCTTACCGAACGTGGTCGATAGTTCTTCACGTAGTTTAATTTGCGTCAATGATCGTACGTAGAAAAATATCGTAGCGATTACGTCGTGTTCGTTGTACCTGTGGAGTTCGTCAATCTGTTCGTCTGTTAAGACCGTGCCAACGTCAAACGGTAAGTCCTCAACGTCATCCATACGCATCGCAATCTCAAGCGCTTTAAGACTTGTAGGCTCTGTACCGGTGATTGGATTTTCTTTGTTGTAATGCCACACCATTATCAGGTCTAACTGATCGAAGAGTCTGTCACGATCCCAAACTTGTAACGCAAACTTTTCGTCCTTCGAACCTTTGATAAGTTTCATAGCTAAATCGTAAATAGCGCGGGGGTCGTTCATCTGTTGCATAACGATACGATGTAACACAGGGTAATCGAACCCAACGTTATTGTAACCAACGCCGCGAGCGTTACACGCTTTGAGCTGCCATACAAACGCGATAAGCTCGGCTAGGTCGTTACGTCGATACGAGATTTCAAACTTCCAGCGCGTATCGGTCGCCATGTGGATAAATCGAGCTGTAAACGCGTTAGGGTACGTTTCCAAATCGTAAGCATAATCGCGCGGGTTAATCGGTGCGACGCTTGACGCCCACTCAGGTTCGCCACAATGCGGACAGTTGTCTATATCGCCAGGATAGGTTTTCCCGCATTCACACAATGAAAGATATTTAGTCATAGTAACTCCTTGAGTGAGTCTTGCAACTTACAAAAAGCGTGGTTATCGACCGAATCGAATAAATTGTGTGAATGGTCATTGTCTTCAGTATCAGAAGTGCAAGCACCGTCTAAAGTATCAATTAATTCAATTAATAAAGTTGATAGTCGTTTAATCTTATCTTCGGTATTCATACTAACAATCCTTAAAAGGCACTTTAACCACGTTTTACACGCTTAAAGTGCCTTATCAGTCGTTTTAATTATTCGTCTTTTACAAAGACCCCGTCAACCGTTGAACCTGTGCGGTTACGTATCACATTATAAGCGATACGATAACACTCACCGATATCTACACATAGTAGTGACGTTATGTTGTTCAGTTCATACACCACGTCAACCATGTGACCTCTGATAGGTTGCTGTTTTGCGACCGCCCTTGCTAATCGCCCTTGTACGGACCCGTATTGACAAGCTGCTTGTAACGCTTCGCGCGATTTAACGGCTTCTTCAAATGAGTCAAATAACGTCCAAGTATCACAACGAACACGTTTAACATAATCGACAGGATCTAAACCAGCGTTAAGGCACTCGATGGTTGCAACGACTAAACGATCGCCTATCGCGTCGATTAGCTCGTCCTTGTCACGATTGAGAATAGCGTCGAATATCTCCCCACCTTCCTCAACACCTTTAATAAACTGTGAACGTAACGCATCGTTTGACTCTTCGACCAAACCCTTATCGTGCGCCCACTCTTCAACTAACTTTATATTGTATCGCATCACTCGTCATCCTCGTCACCACCGAAAGAGATTGGTAATTCACCAAGACTATCTAACGCTACAGTTACACCTATAACCACACCTGTATGTACCGCTGAACCCGCTTTTATTGTTTGATCACCTAGTTGTATATCAGCGTCTTTTTTTTCTAATATTAAATTCAAACCATCTACACGGTTTTTGTGCCATTCAATTAACTGCTGTAAGATTTCGTACGTTTGAGCGTCCATGTCAGACTCCTTAAAATAAGCCCCGCACGAAGCGGGGCGTTAAAATTAAACTTGTGTTAAACCCGCTAAGTGCGCTTCAGTCCAACCCGGCATTGCTAGCAACTGTGATTTTGTGTACACAGTGCCTTGTACGTTATAACTCGGCTCAGCTGGTGGAGTTGCTACAGGGGCTTCAAGCACTGGCGGTGGTGTAGCGTTACCAGGTGTTTGAGGTTGTACCAAGTCGTGCGCCGGCGTTACAGGTGCTTGCTGTGCTGGTGGTGTCGATGCGGCTGGTGTAGCGCTCGGTGTCGCTTGAGCTTGTTGCGCTGGTGGAGCGCTAGCCATTGGTTGTTGTGCGTCAGGTACTGTGATACCACCGAACAATTCATTAGCGTTTACACTACCAGAACCGACTATTTCAATACCTGGGCGAATAAACACCGTGGCTTTAGGATTCATGTACACACCTGGCGTTTGAGCCGGTGCACCTTTATTGGTATTATCAGCAACTTCAATACTAACCATGTAGTAATCACCATTTTTAACCGTGTTATCATCAGTGATAGCGTCAAACGGTGAATACTTGTTATACGGGTAACATGGGCAATCGTACTGCGTTGTACATTTGATAATCCAGTGACCAGCGTGACCTTCTGTGTCGATATTCTTACGACCTTTTTTGTTCGGTATTTGTGAATCGCCGTCTTCAACTTTCCAAGAGAAATCAGGGCGGTTAATCTCACCGTTGCGATAACCTTGACCCGCCACAGCTACAACTTTTTGACCCCACTCAGTTTGTTTCCAATCTGTTTCAGCACCTTTAGGGATAGCAACAACAAAAAAGTGTTGAGTCTTCGCTGAACCGTCGTCGTGTTGTAACTTATTACCTTTATCATCCGTCATTTGTTGACGCTTGATAGGATGACCCATAACGATACGACCTTGTACTACAATGTTTTCTTTTGATACTGACATGTTATTTCTCTCTATTTAGTTGACTGTGCGCCACGGAATGTGACGCGTTAATATTAATTAAAGTGTTGGTTTAAGCTTGCTGTACACGAACGAAAGGGATGCCTTTAGCCGTTTTAATAATTTCGTCACGACCCGTGTTAGGGTTTGTAACCGTTGTGTACTCAGGACTTTTACCTTTGTACGTGCGGTCTGACATTTCGTGTAACGGTGCTTTACTTTCTACAATTCTTTGAACTTGGTTCATGTTATTTATCCTGTTTAATATTTCTAAAAATGTTACGCAACTTTGCGCCGCTCATTTCAACAAGCTTTAAGCCTGTTGATGGTGTTTCACTATAGAGATTGATGACGGTCTCGTCAATACCTAATTTAATTAATTTTGTTGGTGTGTCTAAATCCACAGGTTTACGAGGGTCAACACCCATTAGTTCACCCATCATTATGATTTCGTCGACAGGTGTGTCTTTCTTCCAGCGCTTACGACCTTTACCTTGTTCGATACTGTAACCTGGTAATTGCTCGCCGTTACGCAACTGTGCGATTGCTTGTTCTTCATACGAACTTAACAACGCTTTAACCTGTTTAGACGCACGTTGCAGTATGCGAAGCTGTATCGACAACTCGTGACCCGACAACGAAGAACCTGTGACATTACCGACTTGGTCGACTAACCCCATCGTATTATCACGAAACGCGTCGCAAGCGTAACGAGCGGGACAATAGAAGCACGACTCGGATGTCACGCACTTAGCATCATCACTGTACGATTCGTTGGCCGCTTCGATTAACGTGTTAAAATATCCACGTAGGTCGGACGCTGTAACGTCCCAACGACTGATACACCCGTCACGATGGAATACACGTGGTTGTGCCACACGTAACGATACTTTGATGTGTTGCTCTGCGTGCCCGTCGATGCCGAGGTAACGTAGAATACCCATCGCGTACGTTATTAACTGCCAGTTCTCAAACGCTTCGACACGTTTATGACCGTACTTACCTTCCCATAAGGTTAACTCACCTGTGGATTTAGAGAAGCACCAAGTATCACAGTAACCGTACATACCTTCGATAATATCGTCTAGCTCGATACGTTGCTCAACTTGTAAAGCTTTTAACGAGCCGTTCGAGTTACAAAACTTTAAGACGTCGTTAGCGTATTCGAGCGCCGCGTCGTATATCTCGTCGGTGATGAGTACATTGTCACGACTTAACGTATCGACAAGTTCGTGACGACCGACTAACTCACCTTCGACACCATCTTTAAACGATTCTAAAATACGTTGCGCTACTTCGTGAAACGCACGACCTTCTAACATTGATTCGCTGTTACGGTCTGTTTCGATTCGTGGGAATTGTTGGGACAGCTTAACGCTGCCCGTACAATGTACCCATGTCGCCGCGTTGTGCGGCGCTAAGGGTGATTTGCTCATAGTGCTAGCACCTGATAGATTAAAGATGTGTATTTAGCTTGATGAATAGCATCAGCAAGCGCGTCATGTTTAACACCGTCAAAAGGCAAGTCACGTTTTGGGTCAACACCTTTTATTTTGCCGAGTTCAACCATCGTCCTAACGTCTCGGTCGTTCCAAAAATCCCACGGTGTTTTCAACCCTCGACTACGGTACGCGTTGTCAATTTTCACATTGTCAAAAGCAATACCGTTACCCCACACTTGAACACCACGTTTTACAAACTTAGCGAAATCATGAAGTACTTCGTTAATGTGACGAGCGTTACCGTTATCGTAAAACTTTGAACGTGCTTCATCGTCTTGCTTCATCCACCAAATAACAGTAGGTGCGTCTATCTCACCATATGAATCAAGGTTAACTTGTTCGTGGAAAGTATCACCTATTTCACCGGTTAACGGGTCAAAGTAACAGGCACCAATAGCCATTATAGCCGCGTTAGGGTTTGTACCCATCGTTTCAATATCTAACATTAAGTTATTCATGATAACTTCGCCTCTAGTGCTGTTACGAATTTAGGGATTAGGTCGGCACGTGTGGCAATCAGTGGGATTGCTGTAAGCGCTGGATCAACTTCTAATAATGTCGCTTTAATCATGTCGTTATCAGCCCCACGCTTCTTCGCGTCACTTGTCATGTAAAGCATTAATTCTTGAAACGTCGTTACTTTTGGTTTGTCCGCTTCGACTACAGGAGGCGTTAAGCTCGTTGGAGGCGTTACGGGTGCTACTGGCGTACCGGTCGTAACAGGTGGTTCGACAATGTCCATAGGGTTATCGTTAGCATTACCGATAACATCTATCGCTTGTTGCTCCGTGAACTCTGCTTCAGGCGGTGTTACCGGAATATCTTGCACAGCTTTAAGCTCTGCTTTAACTGAGTCGATGTAAGCCGTCCACTCTTCTTCGGTCTTATCGGCTGGACGCTTACGTAAACGCCACGTGTTGTCGGCTAAACGTGTAGCACCTTTACTGTGTATACGTTTATCGTGTGGGATACCGTCCTCGTCGAGTGTCGAGTTCACAACTTCTTCGAACGCTTCGTCGTGTTTAGTGTTTTCGTGATGGATAGACGCTTCAAGCTCTTCGTCATGGTCAGGTCGAATAAGAGTACCGTCGTCAACCATATCGTTAATAGTCGATAAAGTTTGTTTAGCTTGTGCGAATACTTCGTCTAGCTCATTATCGTCATCAGTAGAGTAACCTTCCTCGGCTTTACTAACTAAACCACTGAACACGTCCTGCTCGTGACGTTCAGTGGCGATACGTTGTAAGGCGTCGGCCATCGCTGAAAGTGCGATGTGGTCGTTTGCTGGTACTTCGATTTTAATTTGTGTCATTTGGTTAATTCCTCGTAGTTGGTTATTGACAACACGGTCACTATAAACGTATAGTAACGGTTCAGTCAATACTTAAAGAGAAATAAAATGAAAGTTTATACGTTAACTCTAGTACGTTACGATTACGACACGTTCGAATCGCTTGAGGATGTCGGGTCGGATTTACAAAAATTAATCGACGAGCGAGAAAAGGAATGTTTACCAGTGTTAAGTTATGAAGATACTTTCGACCATCGTAACATACCTGGTGATCAAGAAGGTGATAACCATTATTACTATCAAGAGTGGGATGTGTAAAATGACATCACTATATTTCATACTTACAACAGCGTTACTCGTAGCTGCCATATTAAGACGTTACACACGTAGAGAGGGTTGGTTAAGTAAGCTCGTTGAGTTTGTAGCGGACTTAACATTCTTTGTGTTGTGTATTTATACGTTTATTATCTGGGTCGATATTTTATGATGCTATTAGACCTGGTAATATTCATAATATTCATAATATGTGCCGTTATTATCAACGAATGTGACATGACAATCGAGCGCGAGAAGCGTTATTTACGTGTGACCAACGCTTGCGCATTGTACGCGTTTTTACGCCTCATAGGTGTTTTATGATAATAACTAAACACGCGGGGGTTCGCTGGCGGCAACGATTCGAGAAACGGATTAAAGGTGGTATCATCGCCGAGTTCCGTAAGGCCACTAAATGGAAACCTAACAAGGTTCGCACACTTGGCGTGCGTATCAGACGCGACAGACGTTACTATGTTACGGAGCTTTGCATCTTCGTTGTAACGTCACATAATCGCACACTTATAACAATCTTACCGAGGAATTGGGAATGATCATGACACCTGAAGAATTTAAACGTTTATACATGTGTACTTGGGAGCGTGACCCACGCAGCGTTGCGTTGGACGAAGCTTTCGACAAGTATTATCGAGACTCGGAAAACCTTAACGACCGTGACGCTCGTAAAATGTGGTCTGAGTTACGTAGTTACGCGCGTGACATGGGTTTTACGGGTGGACAATTTCAAGAAGCTAAAATGAGAGCTACGGGGCGCATCAGATGAATCAACCTATTCAATCGCGTGTCGGACTTGCTGTTACTCAGGCGCTTATCAAGTTGCGACCGTATCAACAGGACATGTACGAACAGATACACACACTGTGGGGTTCAGGCGTGCGTAACGTGCTTGCCGTTGGTCCTACAGGTATGGGTAAAACGGTATTACTATCCGCTGTGATAATGAACCACAACGGGGCGAGCTGTACCATTGCGCATCGCCAGGAGCTTGTCGGGCAAATATCACTTGCGCTAGCGCGTAACGGTGTAGAGCATCGTATCATCGGTCCCGACTCGGTTATCCGTCAAGTCGTACAATCTCACATGTCTAAAATCGGCAAGTCGTTTTACAACCCTAACGCAGTCGCAGCGGTGGCCGGTGTTGATACGATTATGAGTTGGAACGGGTCGGGTGTTGATGGTGATTTATTCACTGAGACACGCGCCGACAAATCTAAATGGTTATACGGTCCACGCGAAAACGGGAGATGGGGTCAACCCCATCAAGTCGACAAAGCGCCTCACGGTTCGTTACTCGGTAAAAAACCACCTAAAGACCTATCAGACCGTTTAAGACGTTACGCACCTACGGTTACATTGTGGATAACGGACGAAGCGCATCACCTCGCGGCGGTTGGTGGTAAACGTAACAAATGGATGAAAGCGGTCGACTTGTTCGGTCGTGCTAAAGGTTTAGGTGTGACCGCTACACCGTGTCGCGCCGATGGTGCAGGGTTGGGTCGTCATCATGATGGGGTGTTCGACCAAATGGTTATCGGTCCAACTATGCGCGACTTAATAAACCAGAAATTCTTAACAGAGTATCGTATCTTTGCGCCACCGTCAGACTTGTCGGGTCGTATGGGTGCTGTTAAGGTTAGTAAGTCCACAGGTGAGTACAACACCAACGACTTACGCGACGCCGTTGAGGGGTCGGGTCTAATCGTAGCGGACGACAAAACAAAACGTGTAGTTGGTGACGTGGTTGAAACGTACCTAAGTAAGTTTAAAGGCATGTTATCCGTTGTATTCGTTCCGAGCGTTAAAGCGGCCGAAGAGTTAGAGCGACAATTTATTAAATCGGGCGTAGCCGCTAAATCGTTAAACGGCTCAACACCCGACGATATTCGTAACAAATCTATAGACCGTTTTGCTCGTCGTGAGCTCCAGGTGTTGATAAATGTAGCGCTTTTCGATGAAGGCTTCGATCTTCCAGCGATTGAAGTTGTACAGGACGCTTACCCCACACAGTCTTACGGTTTATTTTGTCAACGTTTCGGACGTATGTTGCGACTAACGGAAGGTAAAGAGTTTGGTATCTATTCAGACCACGCGGGTAACGTGATGCGCCACGGGCTACCCGACGCTAAGCGCGAATGGACACTTGACAGACGTGAAAAACGTGGCGCTGGTGGCGATGACGCTACACCGTTACGTACGTGTATGAACGAAGAGTGTTATAGCGTCTACGAGAAATACCTTACAGTCTGTCCGTTTTGTGACACACCTATACCGAAACCAGCACCGGCCGACCGTAAAGAGCCTGAACTCGTTGACGGTGACTTGACGGAGCTTGACGCCGATACGCTCGCACAGATGCGCGGAGAGGTTGCACGTGTGGACATGCCGCTACAAGACGCAATTGCACAGTATCGGATGGAACTCGCAGCGAAACATACCAAACCGTTACACATCGCTGCACACTCGCGTCGATTCGCTGCGAAACTTGAAGCACAACAACAAGCGCTTGAAGCACTGCGCGAAATCTTAGCGGTTTGGGCGGGTCATCATCGTGCGGCGGGTCGTTCAGATAGTGAGATATTTAGACGTTTTTATCTGCGTTACGGTGTGGACTGGTTAAGCGCCCAGGCACTCGGGTCGAGTGAGTCGTTAGCGTTAAGTGAACGTGTCGCGCTTGACATTGGTAATTTGAGTGCGTAAAGTGACCACGGTGTCATAAATGATAAGGTGATGACGAAATGAAACTAACAAGAAAAGAAGTTGAGTGGTTTGAGGGTCTACAGAGTTATTTAGATACAGCACCGACAAGTATTAGAAATAAATCCAGATTGAAAAAACTTAGTTCGTTCACTATAGGTGATGACGATGTGACTGTTTATGATGAAGAAAAATGTCGAGAATATGAGAACATTCAAAGAGAGGCACCAGATAAAGGAGCTTGTGTGTATTATAGCGAATCAGAACTTTTCAGTCTTAAATTCCCTTTTGATATTGAAAGTACGGCGGGTTAACGAATGATACACCTTAACGAATGGGCGAAGCGTCACGGCGTAACGCCCGAAGCGCTCGAAGATTTGCAACAGTTATTCACGCAGCCGACGGACGTACCTCACTCTATGACCGGTGCGAGCGAAGCGGCTGTGTTGAACGCTGTACGTCTTGAGGCTAGTAACGTGGGGGCGCGAGTCTGGCGCAACAATGTGGGGGCGTGTGAAGATAAGCGGGGGCGTTTAATACGTTACGGTTTGGCGAATGACTCAGCGGCGATGAATAAAGCGATTAAGTCTGCAGACTTGATTGGAATACGTCCCGTACTTATCACACCTAACATGGTTGGTTGTACTATTGGTCAGTTTGTCGCGCGTGAAGTTAAACGCACCGATTGGAAATATACAAGCACTGAGCGCGAAAATGCACAGTTGCGGTTTTTAGAACTTATCGTGTCGCTTGGTGGCGATGCGTGTTTTTGTAATGATGTGGGGTCACTATGACCCCCATAACGCTTCAACTGTGGCACAACTCAGCGTCGCAACCACTAACCGACCCCGTAGAGTTACCCGAAGACCCAAGCGATTTGTTTGGTGAGTGTGACATCACTGCGGGGTCGATGCGTATGTGGGTTTTACCAGACAGTGAAGTGCGTGTCGTAATATTTAAAGAGGGTGAGTAAATGGCGTTCAGAAAAGATTTAATGATACCTAAGACAGTTGAAGAATTAATAAAAGACCGTGATGAGATTATTCTAACGTTAACACACATGGATAAACTCAAACAGCAAGCTGAGGAACAATGTAAAAGCGTTGGTACCTATATTTTTCCGGTACATCAATTTAGAGGTTATCACGGGATAGAAGTCCTTAAAAAAGACGTTGACCGAAGAATGTGGCGTCAAACAATCGAGCTAACTGGGTTTAATAAATACATGGATAAAAAGGCGCGTCAAGAGTTTAGCGACTCACTAGAGAAAAACCCGCCGGCGTTTACCGTTGATAACGTGAGAAGCACACTTTTAAGTAGCTACCAACAAGCCGAAACGTTCATGAATCGGGGTATAGTTGAGTTATTTAGAAACCTTGGCGCAAACTATAAAACCAATGACGCTTTTAAAATTGGTAAAAAGATAATACTTCGCAACTGGTTTACTGTTTTCTGCGGTAGCCTATCTGTTAATTACAACCAAGAACCAGAAATGAATGACCTTGACCGTGTCGTTAGGACGCTGGACGGTGTGGAATTTAAAGAGCATTTATTTAGTCAGTCAATGCGCAAGGTGATCAACTCCATGGAGTACGAGGACGATTACTTTAAAATAAAGGCGTTTAAGAATGGTAACGCTCATTTGTGGTTAAAACGTGAAGACTTAACCGACAAGATAAACGATATTATCGCGGCTTGGTATGGTGACGGTAAGTTAGCGTCTAATAAATAGTTGACAAGTCCGTCACGCGCGCTTATATTGACCATCTAGTCATTAATTTAAAGAGAGAATAACATGTCAGACCGTAGAACAAGAATGAAACCAGAAGCACGTCGCGAGCATATTTTAGGTGTTGCGATGGATATCGCTATTAAACAGGGTTACGACGCTGTAACGCGTGAACGTATCGCCGAGCAGGGTGGTATTTCCACGGGTTTGGTTAGTAAAGTGTTTAACACCATGAACCAGTTACACCGTGCAGTTATGCGAGCAGCGATACACCGCGCCGAGTTACCTATCATCGCTCACGGTATCGCTTCGGGTTGTCGTATCGCTCACGGTGCTGATGATGCGTTAAAACGTAAAGCGATGGATTGGTTGATCAGCAACGGTATCAGCGACGAATACGGGGAGTAGTATATGCAACAACTCCCACAATCATTTAATGCGTTACGGGCCTACGCACAATTCGTATTGTGGAAAGCCGTGGCGAGTAAGTCACGACCTGGTAAATTCGACAAGTTCCCTTGCGACATTACCGGTAACGTGACGGACGCTCACAACCCTAACGTGTGGTTAGACCCTGACACAGCTATCAGTAGCGCTCAGCTACTTGGTGATAATTACGGTGTTGGGTTTGTATTCACATCGAACGACCCTTTTTACTGTGTAGATGTTGACGGCGCTTACGATGGTCAGTGGTCGCCACTCGCTACGCAGCTATGCACCGAGTTAAGTGGTGCAGCTGTTGAGATTTCACACAGTGGTACAGGTTTACACATTATAGGGTCGTACCAAGGTGCTGAGCCTGAGCATAAGTGTAAGAACATCGCGCTAGGTATCGAGCTTTACACCTCTGAACGTTTCATCGCGTTGACAGGTAACGGTGTAAGTGGTGACGCTTCACACGTGACTGACGGGTTATCGTCGGTTGTTACACAGTATTTCGCTGGTAAAGACCCCGAGCACGTTACAGGCGAATGGTCAACGACACACGTTGAAGACTCTAACCCGCCTAAAGACGACGCGGACTTAATCGAGAAAGCACTCGCGTCGAAACCTAAAGAAGTGGCTGTGATGTTCGGTGCTGAACCGACTAAAGTGTCGTTCAAAGACTTGTGGACTGGTAACGCCTCCGTGTTATCACGTGGCTACCCGCACGACACGCTTGAGGGTGAGTACGACCGTTCGAGTGCTGATGCTGCACTTGCTCAGCACTTAGCATTCTGGACGGGTGGTAACTGTGAGCGTATCGAGTCGTTAATGCGTAAGTCCGCACTCGTGCGTGACAAATGGGATTACCACAAGTCGTACATGCAACGCACTATTACAAACGCTGTAGCGCGCCAAGGTAGCTTTTACGCGGTGGGTTTATCCACAACGGAAGTCACAGAAGTTACAACTGTGCTTGAACCTGTCATGCGTGACGGTTATCAGTTACTAGCGGCCGACAAGCAAGTCGAGCTGTTCAAAGGCTGTGTGTATATTGCCGAGGTTAACCGTATCTTTTGTGCCAACGGTGCGTTACTTAAACCTGAACAGTTTAACGCTATGTACGGTGGTTACAATTTCGCAGCGGGTGAGGACGGTGAGAAGACGACTAAGAAAGCATGGGAAGCGTTCACCGAGTCTCAAATAATGCATTTTCCTAAAGCTGATTCGATGACGTTCCGCCCTGATATAGAGCAAGGCGCTATCGTTGAAATTGACGGATGGCGCTACGTTAATACGTACGTGCCCATCGATATTCACACGGTGTCGGGTGACATCAAACCGTTTATAACTCACTTGTCGAAAGTGTTACCTGATGAGCGCGACCAAACGATACTGCTTAGTTACATGGCAGCATGTGTTCAGTATAAAGGGTATAAAATCCAATGGGCACCACTATTACAAGGTGTGGTTGGTAATGGTAAGACACTTTTCACTCGTTGCGTAGCTTACGCCATCGGTGAGCGTTATACACACATGCCACCAGCTTTAGAGATTAGTGAGAAGTTTAACGCGTGGTTATTTAATACGTTGTTCATCGGCGTTGAAGATATTTACGTACCGTCTAATAAACTTGAAATGATTGAAACGCTTAAACCTATGATCACAAATAAGCGACTGGCTAAACGTGCGATGAATACTGACCAAGCGATGCACAATATTTGTTGTAATTTTATGTTCAACTCGAACCATAAAGACGGTATCAAGGACGCAACGAAGGATCGCCGCTACTGTGTGTTTTATTCAGCACAACAAGAAAAAATCGACCTCATACGCGACGGTATGGACGGTAAATACTTCTCGGAGATCTACAACTGGTTGGACAACGAAGACGGTTACGCTAAGGTGTCACACTTCCTTAACGAATACGCGATACCTAATGAGTTTAACCCAACGATGAGTTGTCAGACTGCGCCGGATACGTCAAGCACCGCTGAAGCTGCTTCGATTGGTATGGGTCGTATAGAACAAGAAGTGCTTGAAGCGATTGAAGAAGACCGTCCGGGTTTTGCTGGTGGTTGGATTAGTAGCTTTGCGTTCTCTAAATTACTTAAAGATATTCGTAAGGACAATATGTTACCACCTGGTAAACATCGCGAGTTGTTACGCTCGATTGGTTACGACTACCACCCAGCGTTACATAATGGCCGCGCTAATAACGTTATACCGTGTGAAGGTGGTAAACCGCGTATTTATATTCGTGCTGGTCATATTCACAGTAACTTAACGAGTGGTGCGGAGGTTGCGCGATGTTACGCAGCGGCGCAAGGTGATTTATTAGCTCAAACAGTTGACACATCCGTCACTAACGGTTAAAGTGTAAAAAAGCGTCACATTCCGTGGCGCTAATTAATAGAGAGTGAGTAGGTATGAAAGTACAGCTTAAAAACTTAGGACCGTATAACTCTTACACGTTCTTAGATAATGTGAATTTTAATTACAATATAATTTTCGACGTGATCAGGAAAGGTGAAGGTTATGTTCAGATACTAGCTGAACATTTACAATCGGCTGGCGCTAAACCAACTCTAGCCTATGAGTGGTCTTTCTCAGACGATGAATACATTGTTATTGAGGTGGACGACACGCCATGTGACATCATCAATAAATGTTGTAATCAATTCGGGGAGCGTGACGAGATTCAAGCGATTATCGACAAACTACGTGCGGACGTTGAGCAGCGTGACGAGCGTATTAAGACGCTTGAAGGTGCCGTTGAAGAAATGGAAGATGAAATGACCGAAGCCGTTTTCATCCTTCAGTCTAATTCGGAGACTAGAATCAACGACGCTCTAGTCACACTTAACGCGCCGTATCGCGAGGTTAGTAATGAATAACTGTAAAGCGATTCGCTGTAACGACGAGATGCACTGCGGGTGGTGTGGACTTCAATGGGATGTATCGGACGACGACCGCCCTGAGTGTAAGAAACCCACCGACGTGTTACGCGCTAGACATAACTTAACGAAACAGGAGAAACAACCGTGCAAGCTGTTCAAATAAGAGTGTTTGAAGAAGGTTACTACCCTTTCAGAAGTGAGACACTACCTTTTGTGATCGATGCTAAACTAGACCGTGACGGTGATGTTTATGTTAGTGGTTTAGAGTTGCATAAGGTAGAGCCTGAATATTTCGCTAATGACGATTTTCAGTATTTCTTCTATCGTGACTGTCACTTTTTCGAGGTGGTATCGTGAGCTATCTTTCCGAAGTCTTAACAGCTATACCGGTTAACACCGAATTTAAAGTGTGTGCGACTCTCGTAGAAATCGACAAAGCGTGGCAGTGTTGCGAGCGCTTCGGGTCTCACGCTATTAAAATTCGTCAGGGTTGTGTTGCTGATGAGTTTATCGTTCGTATAATCCCACATCATGACGAGATTGTCGACGACGGTTATAGTGGTGACGTAGTTCAAGCGGCTGTTTCACTCGCTGGTATATGTGCAGTTTTCTACGTGTTTATAGGGTGGTATTTCTCATGAAAATTAAGTTACTAAACGATGGTGGTTGGGATTTTCTCGACTTTGTTAAATTCCCTGTCGAGGTTGAAGGTGTTATTGAACATGAATGTGGTATGGGTGACGTTGCTACTATAACAAGTGCTGAGTTGAAACGTATTGGAGCTACTTTAAATTGGCGAATTTCTGATAATAATGTGTGGTGGTTCCGACTAGGTTCAGAATGTGAGGTGTTATCATGAAATACGAAACGTTTAGGAAGCAAGTAATTGACGTACTTATCGAAATGGGGCAAGTGCGTAAAGGTATGTTCAAACCTGAAGCCGTTGAGCTTATCTGTATGATATGTGCGCATGAGTCGTTGGGCGGTGTGTTACGTGTGCAGATGGGTGGTGGTCCGGCTCGTGGCGTGTTACAGATTGAACCCGATACACACGATAGTATATGGGATAACAGCGATACAATTGCACAGACGTCGAGTGCGTTGGGTATTACTCGCGACTGGTCACACGTTGAAGATGGCGACCGCTATTCGATATTCTTAGCGCGTCATCTTATCGCTATGGACCCTCATCCGATACCCGACGATGTGTTAGGTATGGGTGCGTACGCTAAGCGCGTGTGGAATACCGAAGCGGGTAAAGCAACCGCTGCGCGTTACGTGTCCGATTGGATAGCCTGGCAAGCGGGGGAATTGTGATACCCGAACACCATGTTATACTGTAACCCGCCTTGTGCGGGTTTTTTACGTTTGATGAGGGGAATATTATGAGTTGGTCTGATGTTGGTGGAGAGGTTGCGAAGTACGCGCCGTTGTTGGGGACTGCGTTAGGTGGTCCCGCTGGTGGTGCGCTTGGTGCGCTTATTGCGAAAGCGTTTGGAGTGAGTGAAGACCCTGACGCGGTGTTAAGTGCTGTGAAGTCCGACCCGCTCGCTGCGGTTAAGCTTGCACAGGTTGAAGCGGACACGATGCGTGTTAAGGGTGACACACTCCAAGCGATGCTTAACGCTGAGCGAACGAGTCAACACACTACACGCCCTAAGATAGCGTTAGGTGCGTTTCGTATCTTGGCGTTCTGTTCGATTGCTGTCGTGTCGGTATTCACATATGCTGTGATTGCGGGTGATGAGACGATGGTTGCGGCTGTCGTTAATGGTTGGCCGTTTGTCGCGGCGATAGTCGGTCCGTTCGTTGGGTTGCTTTACGCATACTTTGGTATACTTCGTAAAGAGTCTAAAGACCGTGTGGACGCGTTAAACGGTGGTTCGACTGGTGTGGTCGCTGGGTTGTTGAGTAAGTTTACGAGTCGTTGAGTGTTTGGCGCTCAGGGGAGAGCGCCTAGTGTTTGGTTACAGTACTTTAAAATCAGTTACTATTTCTAATAGCTTCCACATTGGTATGAGTGTCATTCGCGTTGAGCGGAGTATCGACGTGTGCAAATTCCATTCGTCGTTGTAATACGATAACCACTCATCACCGTAGTTTTTGTAAAACCTGTCACGAGCTGTACTGTAGTAGTGAGCACCACCAACCGGTTCACGGTTAATAATACCTAACGCTTGTTGTGGGGTCATGCTATACACTCTCTTTTTTACGGCAATCAATACAATTACCTGTTGATACGTAGCGCCACCCAGCGTGGCCGTTAACGCACTCTTCACCAGTACGGTATACTGTCATTTCGAGGTCGCGCGCTTCTTCGCGACTTATAACCATGTCGGGGTTGTTATCCATCATTTCCATTGTGGGAGTGCGAGTGTCCTTGCGTGGCGGGTTACAACCTTGACACGCGCCGTTGTGAATATTTTTAAGAGCTCGCTCACCACATTTCGGACAGTCGACCGTTGGCATATACCACGTCTTACCATCCTGTATGGCTTGTTGACGCGCTGTCAGTTTCGTCACCATTTGCTGACACTGATAACATTTACCGTGTCGTTTAAGTCCGTAATGCCCGTGTGTTTTACACGGCGTTTCGGATACTGTGAACTCACCTGTGTGTTGGTTCTGTTGATAGATATAGGCGAGATCGATCATCTCATCCCACACGTCTTCATCAATTGGTCGAAGGACGCCAGCGGATACTTTACTCACCCACCCACCTTCAGGATTACTGCAAAACATGTGCATGTGACGCTTACATAAATTGTAAAAATCACCCGCTTTTAACTGTGCACAACCGGCACACGCTTGGTTCTTTGTGTACCTGCTAGTGAAACGAGCTTTACATTTATTACACTTTATCCCTTCATCGTAGCGCTTCGATTTAAGTTCACACGCCAATTCGTAGCTCGTTGGGTGCAACGATACATCCCCGTTGGGAAAATAGTAGTGCGGCACGTTATCATACTCCTCTGGTAATATTAAGTAATTCGAGCAATTATTATAATTCGATAGTATGACGTAAGTCAATACCCCAGATTTCACACTGTGGGGAATTTATGTTAGGTGTGCTTGTAGCCCAATGGTGACGCGGGTTGTAGCGTTTCACCTTATTTACCCATCGTTTTTCGTACTTCCTTTCTATAAATCACTCATTATTATTATCGTACAGTATGATATGTATGTATCATACTCGTATACTCTAATACTCTTCTCTCTCTTACTATCTATTCTTATATTTAAAGGGGTAAAGGGGTAAAGAGTATATATAATATAAGTTTCAAGGACTTAGGATAACCCCGCTGTTTCGATTTGTTGGGTGTACGTATGGGGTGTGGTACGGATTGTTGCGAGGCTGTGCGTTTGTGGATATACTGAGCGTATGTTACGAAATGGGCTAGAACTATGATTGTGGAATTGGAAGGACGGTCGGTTGAATTGACCGATGAACAACTTAACGCTTACGACGCGCTTACGAAATTACAACGTGGCGTTGCGCTTGCTTCGCTTGCTGGAAACGAACCTGCGGACGCTCATCGCATCGGCGGCGGGAAATGTAAGAACGAATCGCACCGTAAAGACTTGGGTAATCAAATCCTATCCTATCCTCTCGTCAAGCACTTCCTATCGACAATGGCGGTCGAACCATCGCCTGAAATCGCCTCAGCGGTACTCTCACGCGACGAACTCCTCATGGGCCTTACGACCATAGCCCGAACGACCATAGACGACGTGGTGAGCTTTACAGAGCGTCCTAGCGTTGACATGGAATCGGGGCTTGAAGTGTTTAACTCATCGGTACATGTGAAATCAATTGACGAAATACCCGAAGGTGCTCGCAGTGCGATTAAGTCCGTTAAACAAACTAAAAACGGTTTAGAGATTACACTGTACGATTCGTTAGCCGCTCGTAAGCAAATCGCTGATATGTGTGGATACAACGCACCGACGAAGAGTGAAATTAGCGGACCGGGTGGCACACCGATACAAACTCAAGACGTACCGGACGAAGAACTCGAAACGAAACTCAAAGCGTTAGGGTTGGGTCGTTACCATAACCAGTTGGGTGGTAAGCGTGATCAGTAACGCAGCGATTTACGAAACGCTTAAACGCGAAGCAATCGAACAGGCGCGTGAATCCCTCATGGGTTACACGCTCTACACGAACCCAACGTACGAAACAGGTTGGTTTAACGAGCTGCTATGCGCTGAGCTTGACCAATTCCTTTTAGACGTTGCGGACGGTAAGTCGCCGCGCCTCATGATATTCGCTCCACCGCGTTCAGGTAAGTCTGAACTAGCCTCACGACGCCTACCGGCATACACGATGGGTAAGTATCCGAACTGGAACATCATCGCCGCGTCGTACGCCTCACCGCTTGCGTTCAAAATGTCACGTGATACACAACGCATTGTGAAATCAGAGCAGCACGTCGACGTATTCCCCGACGCGCAAATGGGCACTCTTAAATCTGATGCCCGTACATCGGTAGATGAATGGGAAACGATTAAAGCGGATGGCTCACTCGCTGGCGGTACGTATCGTGCGGCCGGTGTGGGTGGTGGTATCACCGGTCAGGGTATGAATATCGGTATCATTGACGACCCCGCAAAAGATTACAAAGAAGCGTCGAGCCCTGCGTACCAGGAAACGGTTATCGATTGGTACGAAACGACGTTTTATACTCGACGAGACCCGAAGGTTAACGGGATTATCATCATCTTAACGCGTTGGCACAAAAACGACTTAGCCGGTCAGCTACTTGAGCGAGCGCGTGAAGGTGGTGAAGAGTTCCGAGTCGTTTCGTTCCCTATGGAATGGGACAGCGACGTACCAGAGCGCCACGAGCTCAACGGCGATACGTACACGTTACGTCAACCTGGGGAAATACTATTCCCTGAGCGTATGCCGCAAGGTTTCGTCGACCAGTGTAAGGCGTCAGGCTCGCTTACATGGAACGCGTTGTACCAACAACGACCCACTGCTAAAGGTGGTTCACTCATTAAGTCTGAATGGTTCGGCGAGTACGATATACTCCCTAAAATGAAATTCTCGTACATCATCGGCGATACGGCTCAGAAGACGAAAGAACGAAACGATTTCTCAGTGTTTGAACATTGGGGTCTCGGTAACGACAGGTACTTGTATCTCATCGATATGATTCGTGGCAAGTGGGAAAGTGACGAGCTGAAGAAACGCTGCGTAGCGTTTTGGCAAAAAGCGAAACACATTCACGGTTTATCGTGTCGTAAGTTGATGGTCGAGGACAAAGCGAGCGGCACGGGTCTGATACAACAGATACGTAAATCCACGAAACCGTTAATACCTGTTATGGCGATACAGCGTAACACCGATAAGCTGACGCGCTTCATGGACGTACAGGGTTACATTGAATCAGGTTATGTAAAATTACCGAAGGACGCGCCGTGGCTTAACGATTTCTTAGCGGAGTGTGAAGGGCTTCAAAGTGACTTCAAAACCCACGATGACCAAATTGACCCGATGATTGACGCTATTGACCAAATGCTCGACCATAAGCGCCCATCGTTGAAAGACTGGGTTAAATAACTCCCCACTGCCAATCGTGACCATCGAGGTGGTTGGAGTCTTTAAACAGTGGGTTGATTTCACAATCCTCATCATCCACTATCGAAAATATAGGGTTGTTATCTTCATGATATACCCTTATCACACGGTATAGTTTACCAGCCGTTATGTACGAACAACCAGTGTAATCAGTTGTCACGAATCGTCGGGTGATTACACGTTGGTTACGAATGCGACGAGCGCCGCGTTTTGTTTTAATCTTCATTTTTAAGACTCCTACGTCGTTTAACTTCAAGCTCTACGCGTAATTTATGTTGGAAGCGTTGACCGCGCGCCACACGCTCCATGTAACTCATGGTATCACGCGAAAACGCCTCGAATGGTTGTTGGAAGCGTAACGACTTTTCGCGCTTTGCGTACGCTTCGCGGTTATCGGTTATTTGCATCATTCTTAATCCTGTGTTTCATACCAGCTCGTTTCCTGGTAATTTGTTTAGTCGTTACACCCATTTCAAGTGCTAGACGCTTGTTGTCTCTACTCACGATGATTCGACCGCACTGCGTTGGTGTGAATTTACGCACTCGTTTCGTCTTGTTGATACCTTTCAAGTGTAACTGTAGTTCAATTCCTTTCGTTGTACGACCAAGTGTCGTTGCAATCTGATCGGGTGTAACGCCTTGTTTCGTTGCGTCACACATGTAACGCAACTCTTTGTTCGTGTAAGGTTGATTGGTTCGGTTAGTCATCACAATACACCTGAATATTTGACTCACCATAAGAACCTACGTGTATCTCAATGTAATCCACGTCCTCAACCAAACCCTTCGATACTAGCCAAGGTAGGAAAGCTGTACCAGTGACCCGACGCTCATCGCGGTTTTTGAAAAGGTTTGGTGTCTCCTTATCGCTAGTATGTTCAGATTCCCATTCAGATTTTAACTCGTCTAAATCGAATTCAACTATCGACACCACTAAAGCCTCGACGCAATAGTCTGAATATTCACCTTCCGCGAAAGTTATGTGCTGACCTTTCTTAATCGTTCTCATCACTCTATCTCACCTATTTAATTGACTGCATCGTCACTATAGTCGATAGTAGCGCAACGTGTCAAGTGTTGATATACTCTTAATAATTCCGATTCATTGAGTACCGTATAACATGACCGACATCGTACCAATTCCACCACCGACGCTTGACGGGCTTAGTAACGTTATGACAGGTCTAGGTGGTCCAAATTCTAAACGCTCGCACAACAAGTGGGATTACCCGTTATTCGGTGATTTTTCCACATTAGATGCGATGTACTCAAGCAACTGGATAGCACGTAAAATTGTGGACATACCCGCCGAGGACATGACGCGCGAATGGCGTCGTATCAAGTGTGATGGCGCTGAAGAAATAACAGCGTACGAAGCGCGCGTTGGGTTACGTCCGAAAGTGCAAGAGGCTGTTAGTTGGGGTCGTTTGTATGGTGGTGGCGGCATCTTGATGTTAACCGACCAGGACTTAACGAAACCGTTACGCGTTGAGCTTATCAAGCGTGACGGGCTTAAAGGTCTTAAGGTGTTTGACCGCTACGACATGCAAGCCGGTACGATTAACACGTGGGACATTCTCGCTGAGAACTATTTGAAACCTGAATTCTACACGGTGCGTGGCGGTGCGATGCAAATCCACCACAGTCACTTCGCACGTTTCACCGGTGAACGCCTACCGCTACGTATGCAGCAACAAACGCAAGGTTGGGGAGATTCAACGCTTCGTAAGTGTATCGAAGATATTACGGATATGGTTGCAGCGAAGGACGGTATTGCTGAGCTAATGCAAGAAGCGAACATCGATATAATCACACGTAACGGCCTAGCGGACGAGTTAAGCACCGACCAGGACGATATGATCACCAAGCGTTACCAGATGTTCAGTCTTATGAAATCTAGTATTCAGATGGCATTGCTTGACGGTGGTGACGGTGCGGGTGGTGGTACGGCCGAGAAATTCGAGCGAGCTACGTTAAACTTGTCAGGTGTTGCGCCGATTATCGAGCAGTTCATTACGTGGATTTCAGGTGCTGCGGATATACCGGTTACACGTATGTTCGGTACGAGCGCTAAAGGTATGAACGCCACGGGTGAAGGGGACGACAAGAATTACAACAATTCGATTCGCGCTCAACAGACTAGTTATCTACACGAACCGATGCGAATACTTGACGAGGTGCTAGTACGTAGCGCGTTGGGTCACTTCCCCGACGAGTACGATTATGTGTGGAATCCGCTAGCGCTACCTAACGACCTTGAGCACGCTCAGGCTGAACAGTTACGTTCACAGAAACACATGTCATATCTCGAAGCGGGTATCGTACAGAAGTCGCAGGTCATGCGTGAACTCCAAGCTAACGAGGAATACCAGTACGACGACGACGAGCTTGAAGAATTAGAAGAGCTTGAAGAAGGTAACATGTTCGAAGAGATGCCAAGCGCAGAAGACGATCCGATGCGTTACGCTGAAGAGCAAGTTAAGAAGAATGAAGCCCCGTAACGGGGCTATTCAATAAGACCTCTAAGTCTCGCTAATATCATTATATCCTCATTGGTCAGATAGATATAGGGTGTGTCAGGGTCGATATGGAGCTGTATATCACATTCATTCTCCACACTTATTATGTCGGAGTCTTCCAAGTTTATGTCGTCACTCATCACACTAACCCCCAAAGTTTTAAACGTTTCTCGTAGCACTCTACGAGTGTTTCGTCTTGTTGACCGAGCCAGTCGGCAAACGCTATTATTTTCGCTGCGATACGTTTCATTCGGCCCCCGAGAATAACGACCACTTTTCAACGTTCTCGTCGAACATGTCGTTAGGTTGTTCTGGATAACAATACTTACCGTTTCTATATTCGCAAATTTGATAACCTAAATCGTTCCACTCGGGACAATAGGTTATCAATACTCTATTCTTCGGCGGAACACTACTTCTCGCATGCCATATGTTCATATCTTTACTCACTCATTTAATTGACTGTAACGTCACTATATATCCATTAGCACAACGTGTCAACACTTGTTATACTGTGAATATACCAACGAACCGAGCAGCACCATGACGAGCGCCGAACTATTACAACAGCAACTAGCGACCAGCAAGCGCCGCAAGCCGAAAGGTGTTAAGCAAGACTTACAAGCGGGCGCAACGTATCACACCGAGCTACGCCGTATCGTGCGTGAAGTACGTAAAGACATCGACAAGTATGTGATGAGCGCCGTTAAGTCGACAAGCTTCGAATACACTGCTGACGGCATATCGACTCGTATCGTTATGGACTCGTACGTCGACGTTATTGCAGGAGCGTTAAAACTAGTTCGGGAGCGTTGGTCAAGTCCACAATTTAACGCGCTTGCGACTCGTATCGCGCGTAAGTTCGTTACGACGGCTAACAATACAAACGCTGAACGTACGAAACGTGATTTAGGTATCGATGTGTTTGTCGACAACTCTGAGTTGCGCGACTACGTTCAAGCGTCTATTTACGATAATGTACGTTTAATCGAATCGATACCAGCTCAATACTTAACACAAGTCGATAGTATCGTGATGACAAATGTACGTGCGGGCGGTAGACCAAGCGCAATCGCTAAGCTACTACAAGAACAATTCGGCGTTACGGAACGTCGTGCTAAACTTATCGCACGTGACCAGACAGCAAAGGTGAACGGTGACCTGAACGCTAAGCGTCAAACCGCTGCGGGTTTTCCGTACTTTGAGTGGACTGATAGTGGTGATGAGCGTGTACGTGATAGACACGCCGATATTAACGACAAGGTTACAGCGTATGGTAAGGGTATTTATCGTTGGGATAATCCGCCGCTAAGCGATCGTGGTACACCAATAATACCCGGGCAAGATTTCAGTTGCCGGTGTATAGGTAGGCCTGTGAGTCAGGAAGAAGTGGACGCGAATATCAAAGCGGGTCGCGTCCGTAAGGGTGTTACAAGGTAGGTGAGTTGCGAGACATCCAACCGAGGTGATGACCGTAACGTATTAATTTACGCTCGTTATCATCCATTGGTGAACACGCTAAATCCCATGATTCCCATTCGTTAAGCCATTCACGGTCTTTACCCACAGGGTTTAGCTCCACCATTCGAGTTTTAAACTCACTGTAAGGTAATAATACGTCTGATGGTCTAATCACGACTCACCTCCACACTGCTTCGAGTAGTTTTCGTACTATTTGAATAAACGTTCAGCTTCGTGTAATTCTTCCATTTCTAAAGCTGCTTGATAAGCGCGGTACATCTCGTCGCGCTTCTTTACGTACCATTCGTTATTCATGATTCAGTCTCTCTTTTTGGTCTAATAGTATTAACGCTTTTTGAGCGCTTTCAATAATGTTTAAATAATCTGTGCGTTTATCTTTATGGCCACGCTCACCGGGTTTTAACGCTTTCTTGATGAGATGTTCAATATGCGGGTCAACCTGTGGATACGCGTCAAGCACACGGTAAATATCAATTTTAACAGCTGTACCGCACAAACCGATGATAACCGCTTCGTACTTCTTACCGTCGTCAAGGTCGTCCTGTTGCTGTTCAACACTAGGTGTTGGGCGGTGAGAGTGATGAATCACATCCTCAACCGTGAGCATCAAGGATTTTGAGAAATCGAATACATCGCTAGTTTTACCTTTTGCGTATATGTACATATACTGTTCGTGGTTGTACCATATCGGGTGTTTACATGGTGGAACAGTACCATAACTAGTCGCCCAGCTTGGTGCGTTGTTCCAATCTATAACCGTACAACTCGACCTCGCTTCGAACTCTTCGCGCGTCCAGACCTTACCGTCGTAGTAGTCCGGTGCGAAATGTTCGGATAGGTCTACGATATGATAAGGTGATGTTATCGGATTGCTGAAACCAACTCTACCGTCTCTCCATAACATCACATGTTTAGCGTCACTAGGCCATTCCGTAACGTGCTGTTTAATAAATTCTAGACTGTTCATACTCGACCCTCTTTTTTAAGTAGCTCTGCGATTGCTACAAGCTCAGAGAATGTCACGCTGCAATATTCGTCCACCCATATAGAACCGTTGTCCCAAACTGTAATTGCGCTGTTAATCTTCTGAACCTTTTCTTGAAGTTCTTCGTCTTCGTACACTTCACTTTGTTTTAAATCACTCATATCTTTACTCACCTGTTTAATTGACTGAATCGTCACTATACGACACGAAATAAATATTTGCAAGTATTATTGTTAACGCGTTATACTGTAGCTATTAAAGCAGAGGACACGCAGTCTTGAAACATTTACATATCACAGACACGTTCGATTTCGCACCGTCATCACGTACTTATACGGATAACGGTTTTTTGCGTGTTAAAGGCCGTGCAGCCCGTACGGGTGTTTATCAATACCTTGCGAGCGAGTTGGAATTAACCGACCGCGCACCCAATGACACTGTGAACGTGTACCGACCAGCCGAAGAAGTGTTTAACACCGATTCGCTATCTTCATATTCAAACGTAGACGTAACGAATGACCACCCTAAAGCTATGGTAGACTCTAAGTCGTACAAAGCTACGAGTGTGGGTCACGTTATCAGCGCGACACAGGACGGCGATTTCGTCAATGTGGATATGATTATTAAAGAAGACGACGCGATTCGTGATATTGAGAGCGGAAAGTCTCAACTGTCACCAGGTTATACCGCAGTGTACAAATCCGAACAGGGTATAGCACCTTGCGGTACTGCTTACGATTTTAAACAAACCGGAATTGATGTAAACCACGTAGCAATCGTTAAACGCGGTCGTGGCGGGGATCAAGTTCGTATCAATGACAACCACGGAGTAAAAACCATGAACAAGGTAACACTTGACGCTGGTCGCTCAATCGAGATTGAAGACGCTGCGGTTGCCGCACTCGTTACAGATTCGATTGCACGATTAGAAAAACAAGTCACCGATGCTCAAGCCGCTATCGACGCAGCGAGCGCAGAGCGTGACACTATCGCCGAGAAACTTAAAGCCGCTGAACTAGCTACTAGCGACGAAGCAATCGCTAAGCGCGTTGCGGACGTTGCGAGCGTACAGTCTCAAGCGCGTAAAGTTGCTGGTGATAAATTCACATGTGAAAGTGTGGATACATTAACGATTCAACGTGAAGCACTTACGCTAGTACGCGATTCAATCGACTGGTCTGAAAAAGCCGAAGCGTATGTACAAGCTGCTTTCGATATGGCCGTTGTGGACGCTGAAGCGACCCCAGCACACAAACCAGAAGACCAACACGCTAAGCTTGCGTTAGACGCAGCGAACGTACAAAAACAAGCAGAAGTTAAAGTATCTGCATACGACGCACATCGTGCGAAATTACAAAACGCTTGGATGGAGAAATAACCATGGCCGTTTTAGGTGGTAATACAATCAATCACGGCGTAGCGTATGCCGGTCAAGTAGCTGACTTACAGTTACGTAACAAAGTATCGAAACTTAACCAAACAGGCGCTTCAATCGCTTACGGTAAAGGTTTAGTTACTGAAGACGAACAAAGCGCAATGTTACCTGAGTCGACCTCGACTGCTGCTGAATTTAACGGCGTATTAGTTTACGAGTTGAACCGCGCACGTCAAGACGGTGAATCAGGCGCACCAGACGGTTACGACATGACGTTGCTAACTGAAGGCGTTATTTGGGTTAGAGTACTTGACACAGTTGCTAAAGACGACGCAGCTTACCTACGTGTAGGCGCTACAGATGCGGGTGACTTCTCGGGTATCGTTGGTACTGGTGCGACGCTTGGCGTAGCTTTACCAAACGCTAAATTCTTAACCGCTGGTGATGCTGGCGACCTTGTTAAACTTTCACTAGGGTTAGGTGGCTAACATGAAACATACATTTACTTTAGACGCTGACACAGCCGAACGCTTAGGAATGGAAGCGGGTCAAACTGTGCAGTTTGCCGACGGTCTTAAGACTATGGACGACGGTATGGGTTTCTATATCTCTCAGCTTGCAAATTTAGAAGCTAAGATTTACGAAGCTAAATACACAAATATTAACTTCCAAGAAATGGTTCCGGTTAATACGTCTGTACCAGAATACGTTGATTCGTGGGATTACATTTCATACGATGCCGTAACGCTCGGTAAATTCATTGGTTCAAGTGCTGATGACTTACCGTCGGTTCAAGCTAGCGCGAACAAAACAAGTGTACCGATCGGTTATGCTGGTAACTCGTTCGACTACTCGCTTGACGAGCTTCGTAAAACGCAACAAATGCGCATGCCTATCGACACTATTAAAGGTCGTGCAGCATTCCGCGGTTCACAAGAGCACAGTCAACGTGTAGCTTACTTCGGTGACGCGGCGCGTAACATGACAGGTTTGTTTAATAACCCTAACATCGCTGTAGATAACTCTACTGTGAACTGGGCGACTGCTACAGGTCAAGAAATTGTAGCGGATATGAACAGCTTACTAATCGAAGTGTGGATTAACTCAGCTAATACACACGTGGCTAACGCGTTTGGTCTTGACTCAGCACGTTACGCACAGATTAGCTCGCAGCGTATGGACAGTGGTACAGATACTACTATCTTAGAGTTCTTTAAAAAGAACAACCTGTACACTACGATGACAGGTGCAGAGCTTCGCATCTTCCCACGTTTACAACTTAGCGCTTCAGTATTAGCCGCTAACGGTGTGGACAACGGTGGTAAAGACCGTATGATGGCTTACGAGCTTAACGACGACAACTTAGGAATGGTCAACCCTATCCCATGGCGTCCACTAGCTCCACAGATGAAGAACCTAATGGTTATCGTTCCTGCGGAGTATAAAATAAGTGGTACGGAGTTTAGATTTCCGTTCAGCGCAGCGTATCGCGATCACCTATAGTAATTGACATTGCGAAACACAGAAAAGCCGCTTCGAAGCGGCTTTTTTATATGTTATTGGATTTAGTCAAATTATCTATAGCCCAAAGAGGTTGTAAATTCCCCAAAGCATTTATCACTTTAGGATCCGTAACACCTTCCTCTATACATTTACTGACTGGGTAAATGTGATCGATGTGCCACTCACCATAATTATCCCATGTCATCCCGTCGAGAAATAAAGACTCTAAATGTTTTCTCAAATCTAAAGGTGTGTAACCAACTGTTGATATGGTGTCTTTTCTCTTCTCACTGGAGGATACTCGTATAACCCTGCCCAGCATATTACGCATGTAACAAGATATTTTAAAGTCCACATCTTTGTTACGTCTATTCACGTAGTAGCTATTCAATTTATTTTTATTTTCCTCTCGATACTTTTTATTTTTCAACTTCCTAGATTCTCTATGTTTAGCATAGTCATTACGTTTTTGCTCCAAGTGTTTGTCAGTATCCTTGTAGTACAGTTTCATTTTTTGAGAGTTTATAATACTACGGTTTGAGTCCACGTACTTTTTACGAGTTAACCTGTGCTTTTCAGTTTTAGTATATTCTCTGAGTTTTCGTTTTATAACTTCAGAATTGGTTACCCTGTACTCTGAAACACGATGTAATATTTCACTTTTGTTATTCTCATAATATGCTTTATCGGTTGACCTCTTTCTATCTTTGTTATTGACATTCCATTTTGCTACTTTATTTTTAACGCATTCTGAACATTTACCGTCGTTAACATATCTATAAGACACGTGGCCATGTTTACATGATTTACCGGTGTAATAGTGTGTTAACTCTAGTTTTTTAGCTTCTTGTCTTGAAATGATTTTCATGTTTGTAACCCCTAAGTCATAGGTAGTCTTGAAAGGTTGCGACAGGCATTGACTAAATGCTTTTCAACTGGCCGGTCTAGTCGCTTTAATTAATATAACAAACTTGCTAGTTAATTGTCAAACGTGCTATTATTTATACGATGTAACGAGACTAATTAACTCGTTGCGGACTCACGTGGAAGGCCCGCCACACCGTAACGAGTTATACTAATCATCGGGCCGAGGGCTAATATCATGTTATTGAAAAATAAATCAGCACGTTTAATCACCATCAACGGTCCGTTAAACGAAAAAGGTGAACGCACCGCTAAGTACCAAATCAAACCGGGTAAAAACCCAGCTGTTGAAGTACCTAATGGATATTGTAAATCTGATTTCGTTAAATCGTTAATCGATAGCGGTTCACTCGTTGCACAATCTGGCTCGGTTGAAGCGTTAGCCGATCCGACTAAACCAGACTTACCGAAACCTAAATCGATGAGCGTAGATGAAGACGAATCGATTTATACAGATTTCGACAAAGCACAATTAGTAGTACAATGTGAAGAGCGCGGAATCGAAGTATCGAGTCGTGACACTAAAGCCACATTGATCGCCAAGCTTGAAGCTTAGGACGAGTAAAAACTCATAGTTGACTGACTGTTGGGCTGCTATATGTAGCCCTTTTTTATATTTGGAGAATAAACCATGTCTGATACACAACCAAGTATCGTTTTACCCTCTGGTCAACCTGTGGATTTATACGCCGAAACAGGTATAACGGTAGGTACGCAAGTTAGTGTTCAAAACGTAACGAGTGGTGATGTACGAATATACGTTGGAGCTACTGAACCCACACTTGGCGTATCTGGCGGTGCTTTACTCGTGCCTGGTCAGACCGGTGAGAATACACAAGGTGATTCAGGTCTTTGGGCGTGGAGCGTTGCCGGTGGTGCTGTTCAAGTTGTCGAAGGGGTTGTATCATGAGCTTTTTCATAACCAACCGTGTGAAGTTCGGCGGGTTCGCTGGGGTCGTACCGCCAGTTGCATTCTCAATAGGCGCAACTAAACTAATACCAAACAACGAATCATATATGATTACTCCAATAACTGAATCAAACTCAACACAACACGTCAAGGTTGAGGCTGAGGCGGCATTCACTAGAGTAAGGCTTAGGTTTTACTGTGGTGCATCGGATGCTGGCACTATAAAGCTAGCTTTAGCACCTACAGAAGCAGTTGCAAATGACACTGATGACAATAGGTATAAACCTATAAGTGGTGGTTCAGTAGACAACACCCTTTGGGAACAAGCCACTTTTGGCGGTGTTTCTGTTGGTGATATTTCAGATGGTACAAGCGTTGACATAGGTATAACTGTTAGTGATTGGGTTGATGTAAGTTCATTAACACCTGTGTCGGGTGAGCGCCCATTCTTGTTAGCTAGAATAAATCTTAATGCTACTAATTTAACTGTTGTATCTGGTGGCGCTATGGACTTATGGCGAGCTGCGAGTGGTGAGACTTTTTATAGGTTATTCGATAAAGGTAGTGCAGCAGGAGATAACACCGAATCTCCTAACAACACGCCAACTGGTGCGTTTTCTGGCGGCTCACACTGGTTTAGCTTTGAGTTTGACTACGGTGTAAATACCAAAACCATACTAGCTGCGGGTGATTCAATTACTGCGGGTGGCGGTGGGCAGGTTGCTACGTTTGACCAGTGGACTTTAAGAGCTGCAAACAACATGTCAACACCCACACAGCCTTGGAACTCTTACAACATAGGAATGAGCGGGAGAAATAGCGCGGAGTATATGACAGCTTTAATGAATGAGCTTGATTCTCTAAAGGGGGATTTATTACCTAAGTACGTAACAATACCAGCGTTTACACCTAACGATGGCAATCCTACTCAAGCTAGCGCTGACTCGCGCATACTTAAAATCATAGCAGCTTGTGAAAGGTGCGCTGAGCTTGGCATTACACCTATAGTGTGGACTGGCCTTCCTAATGACGGCTATGGTGTTGATACGTGGCGAGCATACGCTAATGATTGGGCTAAAGACACATCTAATCAAACAACTTACGGTTTTGAAATGTTAGATTTTGATGCGCTAGTTGGTACAGGTGCAAACCCAAACAGGTTTAAAGATGGATGGACAACTGACGGAATACACCCTGCGTTAGTGGCTATTCAAGCAATGGCGTTGGCACTGTCAGATAAAATAACAGAACTTGAAGGTTAATAGTATGATACCTGATTGGCGTAACATCAAAACGACCGACGCTATGACTCTACAGGTTATTAACGGTCGTCGCGCCTTGTGTACTCAAACGTACGACGAAGTTAATAAAAAATCTGGTACTCAGTGGGAGGCGTCACGACTTGTGACCCTCCTATCGGGTGAGACAGCTACGTCTATACTACTCATCGGTTCAAAACCTGTGGATTTAAAGAAACGTGAGTTTGCGTATCGTAAAGCGGGTGTCGTAGCGCGTATTTATAAAAACCCAACATATACGGGTGGTGTTGAAGACGCACTATATAACATGAATACGTCAGGTGTTTTGCCAGAAACTAAACTCTTGACGGGTTTTACGTTAACTGATAACGGTGTCGAGTGTGGCGCACCTATCTACGCGATAGGACCTGACACGAACCAAACAACCGGTTCGAGCACAACGGCTTACGCAACGAATAGAGTTTTAGAACCTAACACAGCTTATCTATTAACCTTCGAATCACTCGACGCAGCGTCACAAGATGTCGCAGCACGTATCGAGTTTTACGAAGGTATATTAGACTTACCGAACGGTGACTTACTATGAGTGTGGAAATTACACAAGAAATAATCGACGCGTTTCGTGTCAATAAACCAGCGTTCAGTGACGAAACGAAGTGGCCGACGGAAGTCGTTACCGAGGCGTTTTGTGAAGCATTCCCTGAATGCGGTGGGCGTGGTTGGGGCGCGTTTGACGTGACGGACTGTCAAAACTTTAAACGTCGTGGTGTGTTCTTATTCGCTGCGCACTGGTTGAGTATTGAATACACTACTGGTCAAGGTGCTACAGACCCGACCGCCGTAAGCTCGACAGCGCGTTTAAACGTTGCGGCTAAGTCAATACGCGACGAGTCTGTTACGTTCCGTGTGGGTGCTATACAGTCCACACAGGATGATTGGTTATCGTTAAGTAACTATGGTGTCCAATACCTACGCTTAAGGCGTCGCGCTGGTATGGGTGCTCGCGCTGTCTAGCGATTCAAGCTCTCGACGTGCTTCGAGTTCGTCGAGACGCTTTTTAATTGTGACACGTTTCGCGTCGTTGGTATGCTTACGACTTCTCGCCACTGAACAATCAACACACTTATCATTCGACACGTAACGTAACTTGTGACCATATTTACACACGTAAAAATAAACGGGTATGTCGAGTTTTTGACACTCTTCTTTCGTCATTTTATTGACAGTCACTTTACGGTGTATCACTGTTGAATCACCACCTAGATTGTATCTACTCATAAAACTCGTCCTGATTCTCTTAATATGTATAGTCGTGCGCTTAATTGTATAGGTGTTTTACCTATCGTCGCGGCTATTTCCTTACGGTTATGACCGCGTTTCACACCAAACATTAACGCTTCGTCTTGCCATTCTTGCCAATACGGTAAACTATTCAACTCACTTTCAGCTTTTAATAGTTCGTTGTATCGCAATCGTGAAATCTGTACGGTGTCGTTCATTGCGTTGTATCTCCACAAATTTACTGTACGGGAAGTGTAACGTTTAGTGACGATCCCGTCAAGTATTATGTTGGGGTTGGTGTAGGGTGCTGTAAGTCTTTGAATTTAAAGCGGTACCCCGAAACAGGGTAAAATCCCGCACTTTCCCACTCTCTTAGTAATACTCTTAATATTATTATTATGATTATGTATA